TTTCACTTCGGGGTATTTTGAATTGTAGAATGGGGAAATATTGTACTGTCCTCCCGCCTCCTCCTCCTGATGGAACTGGTCGGACATAAAGAACTTGGACTCTTTCATTTTCGGGAGCTTGACGGAAAAGGTAGCACGGTCGAAATCAATAATTTTTACAAGCTTTCCGTACGTTGGGACACGGTACGTCTTTCCACCAATCGCATAGTAGAAATACTCCCTGTCGGTGGGGACGTACATCACGTTCATGAGATGCAGGTCGTTGTGAACGAATCCGAAGGTGCGCTGGGCGTACGCTAGAGCAAAAATCACTTGGGCCAACCACGCACATCGCTTCTCGATCTCGGAGTTCTCCTTGAATAGTTTGTAGAACGTCCCCTCACATTTTTCCATGACGGTAACTTGGATAGGAGCATCCTTGAAAATCGCGTGCGCGAACTCTTCCTCCTCTTCCGGCTCCGAAAATTCTCCACTCCCCCTTACTTCGTTTTCCTCGTCATCGTCATCGCCATCGCTGTCATCATCATCATCATCCGAACTAGACGAATCGGAGCAGGACCGGATCTTGAAAATATAATCCGTCGAACAACTGTCGGTACTCTCGTCGCCATCCTCCATCTCGGCATCTTCCGCCGATTCAATATCAGTGTACGTTGTCGGAATGATCGGAGGAATATCGGTAGTAATGGGTTCAAGTTCGGTAGCGCCTAGATCAATATCGTCGGTGGGAACATCAGCAAACTGGAGAACGGGAACTTCGGGTTTCTTTAAACGAAGCTCAAAAAAGTGGCCGATATTCTGTGAGAACCACGGACGATCGCACAGGTCCTCATAATCGTCGGAAATATCGAGAACATGCCGCTCGGCTACCCCCGAAAACACTCCGTATACCCGGGGAAAGTGAGCGCACTCCGACTCCGATAGTATGAGGGAGGCCAGAGATCCTACATATGCAGCATTGTACGGAGACTGGATACGCAGCGGTTCAGCGGCAACTTCTTCCGTGTTTGGCAGCCCCGTTCCCGCATACTCCCCATGCATCACGCGGTAGGCAGAATACAGCATCGTCTTTTTCAGGTGAACGGGCGTCTCTTTCCCGGACGTATATACTGTTGACTCTCCCGTAATAGTCTGGATGGGCGTAGTGGTTTTGATTCCGTACTGGTGGGGAAGACGGACATCAAGTTTAAATAGTTTTTCGATCGAAGGAAAGAAAGGCTGGAGGCGGCGAAGACCCCAGTGCTTCTGCGCCTGCTCCTGCAGCCCGTGAATGTTCGAATACTTATGGACATCCAAAGGGATGTTGGTTGTCCGTAGATCCGATACAGGTTTGGGCATTATGTTTACATCCCTGCTTTTTGCTTGTCACTATACCGCAGCGTACCGTCCAACAGGGATCCTTCCGCCGGGAACAAATGGTCAAAATGCGAACCCAAGTAGTGGTCGAATATGTATTTTAGCTTGTTGCTGAGATCTCCTAAGAAAATGAAGATGGCGAATATGAAGAAAAGACCGGCAGTGTACGAATCTACAAAATCTTCAAGGCCCTTGCGAACCGGAATAATAGGGGCTGATGTGTTCATAAAATACACAAGCCAGAACGCCACAACGGCGATAATACTCACTTCGACTCCCACATCAAATATTTGGTACGTGAGTCCCTTTCCTTCCCACTCCTTGTTTTTGTCATCATAAACATCAAAGAGGTAGTAGAGAACATAGGACAGCAGGGCTCCCGCAACCGTATAGACAATGGAAAACATCGCAATGTTTCCCGTGACCCGTACGGCGTCGTTTAGCGATAAGTGAATCGAGTGAACGGTGTAAGCATGTGTGTTTTTCCCCATTATTTTACTCGTGTGAAAATACTAATGAACTTCACGATCAAAAAGTTTAATATGGATACCATAAAATCTAGATGTGCGCCCGATTCACATAAGTCTCCTATGATTGTGATTATCGGGAAGAAAGATACGGGTAAGTCTTTCTTGGTACGCGATATCCTTTTTCACAATCAGGACGCATTCCCCATCGGAACCGTGATTTCGGGAACAGAGGTCGCCAACCGCTTTTTCCAAGACATGATCCCTTCCAAACTCATTCATGACAAGTACAAACCTGAAATTATCATGAACGTCATTCGTCGTCAACTCGCTTTAAAACAACAGCGCGGAAATTCTACCTCGTCCAACGTCGATCCTCGTGCGTTCTTGATTCTCGATGACTGTCTCTATGACTCGTCATGGATCAAGGAAGAGTCCACCCGCTACGTCTTTATGAACGGTCGCCACGTCGATTTATCCACCATGATTACCATGCAGTACCCTCTCGGTATTACCCCTAATCTCCGCACCAACGTCGATTTCGTCTTTATTCTCCGTGAAAATATTCTGGGAAACCGCCGCCGTATCTACGAGAATTACGCGGGTATGTTTCCCACCTTCGAGATGTTCTGCCAGTTCATGGACCAGTGTACCGAAGATTTCCATTGTCTTGTCATCTGTAACTCCTCATCCTCCAACAAGCTTGAAGATCAGGTGTTCTGGTACAAGGCGTCGGATCATCCACAGTTTCATATGTGCGCCGATTCTCTGTGGGCTGATAACAAACCTTTTATGTCCACGATGTTGGCGGCCAACGATTACAACCCCGATGCACTCAATAACCGCAAGGGACCCAATGTGTGGGTGAAGAAGGGACAATAAGTTAGTCGCGCATGGCACCCTCCGCCGGGTGCACGGGCTTCGCCAGATCCTGCAGCTGATTCTGCTCCGCGCGGCGCTTGGCGTTCTCCTCCTTCTGCGCCTTGATCGAGTTCTCGCGCTCCTCCGCGAAGAACAACTCGCGATTCGCCTCGTTCTCCTTGTACTTCCGCATGATCTCGTTAAGCTGGGAGTTCGCGTACTCCACATTCTCCATGAGATGCTCGGACGGCTCCCAAGGCAGCCAGCAACCCATACGACCGATCATCAGATTGTCCTTCGGGTACTTGCGCTGGAGAACCTTGCACCACAGCTGCGCCTCCTCATATGACGGGAACGCACGACGGACCTTGACGCCGCGAATGTTGCACTGGAAACTGTTGGCCTTGTCGAACGCCTCCTGCACCTCCTTCTCGTGCTTCAGGAGGAAGACCTGGTACTGCTCGGGGATGTCCGACTTCTTGATCTCCTCGCGGTGCGTCTTCTCGAAATCATGGATGTCCTTCATGATATCGTCAATCTTGAGCGAGTACTTCTTGGCAATGTAGTCGGCCAGATGCTCCAAGCCCTTCACTTTGAAATCGTAGTCCGTCCACTGCATGAAGTGCTTGAAAAAGAAGTCCTGCTTGCGCTCAATCACCTTCTCGGGCGAGATGAAAGAGACAATCACGTAGCGCTGGTTGGGCAGCTCGGGGTCCTCGTCGAGGTAGTCCACCACGCCCTCATCATCGATCTTGGGTAGCTCAACCTTCTTTGATGATGACGAGGATGCCATTTATACTTCCTAACAACCCTTCTTAAAACACTTTTTTCCCGCATAGATACAAACAACAAAATGTGGGCGATGATGGTGTATGCGGCTGTTCTCTTCTACCTCCTGACTCCCGGTGTCCTCGTGCGTCTGCCCCCCGGTGCGTCCACGACGACTGTGAACCTCACCCACGCCGTTGTCTTTTCGGTGGTATGGTGCTACACGCACAAGGCGGTATGCGGGTTCATCGGTAAGTAAACTATGCTTTCAGTAGAAAGATTCCCACAACTGTCAAGACAAGACCGACATATTGTATCGGCTTCTCCAGACGGTCACCAAGAACGATGTAGGCCGCCGCGCTTTCTAGGATGCCCGACATGCCGTCCCACATTCCGTTCACGTACAGAACGTTCGCGGATCGCAGAGATTGTATGAGGAAAAATACGACTCCCGCGTATCCTGCGATGCCATGAAACAGGTATGCAATGTTGTTTGTCTGTGAATAAAACCGAAGGGCAAAGTCGCCGTAGATTTCTACGACCGACAGAAAGAAGATAGATGATAAAGATTTGTCCATTACTCTTCTACTTAGTGAATTTCAAGATTAGGACACCCCCTCCGATCATCGCAATCGCAAGGTAGTCGTGGATATGCAACCTTTCCTTGAAGAACAATACTCCCACCGTCGTCGTCGCCATAACCGATAGACCCGACCACAGTGCGTTGGTGAAGGCCATTCCAGTGAGCTTGAACGTCTGTACGAGCAGTAGTCCAACCATCGAATAAAAAAACATGCCAAGTGCGAAGAACCGCCAGTCTTCAGTGGACGACTTGAAACAACTCATCGCACATGTTTCCAGAGACACGATGGCTAGAACGTATAAAATAATCACTACGTAGGTCGACAACATCTTTACTTCTTCGCCTCGTCAAAAAATCTCCTTTATCAAGTATAAACCAACATGGCCGCCACACAAGCCCCCGCCCCGTCCCTAGGAATTGATGTTGCCGACCTCGTCAAGCGCCTCGTAAAGTACGCCCTGGAGGGCCTCGCCGTTGCCGTGGCGTGCTACCTGCTGCCGGGCAAGAAGCTCCGCGTCGATGAGATCGGCACGATTGCCCTGACGGCGCTGGCCGTGTTCGCCATCCTCGACATCTACGCGCCGTCGGTCGGCTCGTCCGCGCGCACGGGTGCCGGCTTCGGTATTGGCGCCAACCTGGTCGGCTTCCCGGCTCGTCTATAAACAGACTTCGCCATAGCCCGCCTGTAAACAGACCTGTAAACAACCTTTACAGCCAACGCGATCTAATATATAAGAATGTTCCGCTTGAACGGCAAGTGGTATACCGTTGTTCCCAAAGCGGGTGAACCCGAGCGCCAGACGCATATGATTATGTGGAAACTGGCTTCTGGTACTCCCGTCCTCCAAGCATACCGCGAGTGGTATGCTCTTGAACGAAAAATAACGTCTGTTCTCTATCCCAAATGAGCGCGGGCTTGAACGACAACGAGTTCCTAAAAACCGGACTCATTGCCGGCGGATTCACCCTCGCCGTTCTTGTGCTGTTTGTCGGAGTATACTGGCTCGTCCGCGGCTTCCCCCCTGCTTCGCGCATGGTACTTCAGGAAAGCCCGACCACCGTTGCCGTTGATCCAGGCAAGGCTCACCTCCTCTTCTTTTTCACGAAGTGGTGTCCTTACTCAGAGGAAGCTCAGCCGGCGGTGAAGAGCCTTGAAGCGGTGGTGGACGATTACACGTATGGAGGCAAAGTTGTGGATATTCAGTACATTAACTGCGAGAGCGACAAGAAGACGTGTAGCAAGTACAAGGTTGATTCGTATCCTTCCTACAAGCTCCAGACCACTTCTACGACGTACGAGTATTTGGGTCCTCCCAAGATGGAAGTGTTACGTGAGTTCCTCGTGTCGGCACTTGGCCCGGAACTCCGTGTAGCAACGTCGTCCAACAGCAAGTAGATGCTCAACGATCTCCTCCGATTTCCAAACACTGAACATCTTGGATTCATCCTCGATCAGAAGACACGTATTTTGAGGATACCTGTCTTGTGTATCGTATGATTCCTTGATCGTCTTGGCGAAGGCGACGGTGCTAAGGTAACGTTTCACCACGCTGTCCTTCGTTTGTGCGCTCAATAAATACAGGGTCCGTTCTCGCTTTTCGACTGGAACGACTTTCATAATGTTTTGGCACAAAACTCCGCCGTCCACAAAGACGTGTCCGCCAACCTCGTGCGGCGTGAAAATATACGGTATGGAAAACGATGCACGAAGAGCATCCCATACAAGGGCCGATGGTCCAAAAATCACTGCCTTGAGATCAGTGAGATCGGATGCCACAATATACAGGGGAATGGCGGCATCGGCGATCCGTAGACGTCCGAAATCCACACCTCGTAGTTTGAACGCCGACGCCAGAACCTCGCGAATCTTGGTACCGTCGTCCACCCCCTGCTTTTCGCTGAAGGAGAGCAGGGTTTGAAGGCGCAGGGGGTTCAGGGTATCCTGCATATTTCCCAGAAGTTCAATCAAGGGTCCAAACTCAGAAATCTCAAACTCGAAGGCGACAAGAGTTCCAATCAGGGCGCCAATCGAATAGCCGTACACTCCCCCCGAAAACCTTTCAATGAGTGTTTTGTCCGATTCGGCGGCGAGTTCCTGGAGCGCACCAATTTGTAATGCTCCCCTCATTCCGCCCCCGTTGAGAGCCAAGATATCCATTGGGTGTTCTTTTCTGCGACTAGGAAAATGCTTCGCGCAAAAGATCTGTGGAAGCAGGAAGAAGAACGCAAAACTGCCAAAATGCAAGCCATGCGACCTGTTCTATCAAATTTATCGTCTCAATTGAAACTCCACGCCATTCAGAACCCCCAAGCTCCCTACCTTGTCTTTGACGTTCCCTCGTTCGTGTTTGGGTATCCCCTCTACGACCATCGCGAAGCTGTCGATTATGTCCGCGATGCCCTACTGGAACAGGGGTTTCAAGTATGGGTCGCTGCCAATCTATCTCTGGTGATTTCGTGGATCAAACCGCAGAATCAGGCGCCTCGTTTACGTGCGCCTCCTCGTTCCGGAGCCGATTACCGCCCGTTTGTCTACGATGATTCGGCCATGAACTTCCTGCAAAGTAGGATGCGATAGCGGTAAAAACGGACATTTTCGAGGGAGGGTAAGAGGTAGGCAAGGATTAGAATGTGCGAACATGATGAG